TCGCCGTACCTATAACGCAGGGAGTAGATCAGACCAACTGGACCTTGCATTGGCTGTACGCCAACGAGCTCAGTCGCAATTGTGCCTGGGATAATACGACGAATCATTGGGATCAAAATCTTACGGAAACCAGCGACGTCGTGTGCCTGTGTTGCGCCTGCAGCTGCAGCCTCAGAAAGAACGTAGTTCTTCTGATTCTCCAATACTGGCGAAACAATCTCTTTCATTTTTGAAGATAGACCTTCAAGCAAAGCTTCTTTGGTCTCTCCCCAGTTTTCAAACATCTCGTCCATTTTTATTACTCCTGTAGTGTACTTAAATTAAAGATGTATTATTAGTTTTGCTATTAATCTCTAGTAATACCAGCTTGTCGTTGAATACGTGCTCTTGTTTCATCTGATAGCTTCTTCTCATTTTCAGAGAGTTGCTGATCATTTTCTGCAATTACGTCTTCATTATCGCCGGTCTTAACTGTAGCATTTTCTAGCAGTTCTTTTTCTTCATCTTCCGAAGCACCTTCAGCTAGTACTGTTGTATCTTCCTTCTCTGACTTGTCTTCTTCGGTTTCTTTGAGAACGCGGCCGATGAACGTCTTATAACCTTCTTCAAGCTGCTCTGTGTCCACATTCTTCAAAATTGCTTCCATCACATCCTTCTGTTGTCCAGAAAGAGGTGAAAGAACATCATCTAGTTTCTCTTTGCGTTCTTTAGCTGCCAACTTACGCTCTGTATCCTCAAGAGCTTCTGTTGCATCATCAAGACGCTTCTCAGTTTCGCGTAGTGTGCCTTCTAGTGACTCATCGTCAGCAAAATTAGCGCGGAACTCTTCTTGGACTGCATTATAAATCTTGCGGCCAAACTCGTCCTTCTTAACGCGATCAATATCTTCTGTGAGCTCTTCTATTTCAGCGCGTAGACGAATTTCAAGGAATGAATCCAATTTTTCGACTAGCTCTGCTAGATCGCCCTTCAACTCTTCGGCCATTAGTGCCTTAGCTTCAACTAGCTTCTCAGCTGCTTCTGCTTCTAGGTCACGGAATCTTTCGATGTCGCCTTTGAGCTCTTCTAATTCTTAATCGAGGAAATCACCAACCTTAGCATCAACTGCTTCGATTAGAGCATCCCGTTCGTTTACCCACTGTTCTGTTAGTTCAGCGCGAACGTCGGCTGATGCCTCTGCCTTCGCTGCCTCAACAGCTTCTGTTACTGTTGCTTCGATCGCGTTTTTTAGTTCTTTCTGAGTTTCTTCAGTTAGGACTTCACTTTCGAGCAATTTCTGAAGCAGTTCATCCATTAGTCAATCTCCCAAATTAATTTGTTCGTAAAGTTGAAATAACTTTAAATTACATTGTGATAGGTATTTATATGATGTGCGGGAAACAGGCATACCTAACTCTCTGAGAGTTCGTGTATATCCTTATTTTATGCGGGGTTTCGTTTGGGTCTAGTTTTCGAAAAAATTCTAACTTTTACTTCTTAGCAAACAAGCCTTCGTTTAGAAATGCCTTAAATGCGTCAACAAAGTACTTCTGAGCCTTCGGATCTTGCCGAACCGTCTCAGCTAAACTTAGAGCTGTGCGACCATTTTCAGAATTCAATAGTGATTCATAAACTGCACTAGGAATCGCTCCTGGTGCTGACGGTTGCGCAACAATATCTACTGTTACAAATTGAAATCCTTCTACACCGCCTGATTCAGCTACTGTGCCTGCGCCACGACTGGAAACACCAAGACGTACACCACTCTTAACGAGCTCTTTAGCAATCTTTCCCATTGGCGTATCTAGTAATTTAGCTTTGCCAACGGCATTTGTACCACTCATATTCATCTCAGTGATAACATGAGAGATACGATCAAGATTAATCTGAAGTGATTGTGGGTGATCTAGCTCACCAAAAATGCCTTTTGATTCTGTGATGCGTTGCTGCGCAGTTGTCACAGCGTTAGTAATCTCATTCAGAGGATACTTACGACCGTTACGGTTCTGAATCTCTGCTTGCATGAATACACCAGACAGCCAGCAATTTTTGCGTCTTCTGATACAGACTCAGAGATATTAGCCTCTGTTGGGTTCAATTCTTCAATGAGAATTTGTGTTTCCATAATTCCTTAATCCTTTTTTGCTTCGCTTTCTTCGTCGTCAACTTTAACGTCTGCTTCTACTTCAGCTCCAGGATTTAGTACTTCTTTCATCTTATCTTCTAGATAATCGTGAAAGTGGACCTCTGCCTGTTCGTCTTTCTTGTTGATTAACGCGTCTAGCATATCATCTAACTTCTTTTTGTCAGCCATGATAAACTCCTCTTGTATTTATACTGTAAGGGTATTTATTGATTAAATCGGTGGGGCCGCATTAGCTCCACCTGGTGGGGTCAGTGCCTCGCCACCTTCGTCTCCAGCGAGCATATCGCCTTCTTCGCCTTCTCCATCCATATCAAATTCACCACCCATGCCACCCATGCCACCGAAGCCGCCACCGCCCATGCCGCCCATACCACCTTCGTCACCAGCTCCGTACAAAATTGGCAAATCTTCATCTGAATCATCGTCATCAAACGGTAGGCCCTTCTCTTCACGCAACATTTTCTCATTGCGAATAATTTCTTCATCAGATAATTGTAGGTAACGATCAAGAATGAATCGTTTGGATAGATACCCAATACCGTCTGCAGAACCGTATGTGTTGAGTAGTGCAGCATCCATTTCTTGCTGACGATACTTACTAAAGTTCGATGGCATTGGTAGTGTTAGTCGATAATCCAGTTCACCGATAATAATATTTGCATTTTTAAGATATTTCTTAAACTCTTTATCAAGAACTTCTTCAATGTAGTGCTGTAGACGAACAATGTAAAGAGCAAAACGAAGTTCTTGAATATGTGCCGTGCCTACACGACCATCGTTCCAAGGAACACTACCAGTCTTATCTTGATACATGTATGAGTATGGAATACGTAGACCACGAATAACTTTATCCATAAAGTACTCAAGGTCTGAAAGCTCTCCCAGACCTTGACCACCCGGTAATGTTTCGACTCGTGATCCACGACCATCTGCTCTCTGTGCGAAGAAGAAATCTTCACTCATCGATTGTGGATTATAAACTGAATCGATTGTATCAGTACCACCATTAATTGTTGGCACTTTCTTTTGTTTAATCTCGTTCTTAATCTGTTCTAGGTATTGTTTTGATCTTTGAGGTGGCATCTTGCCAACATCAATATAAAAGACACGGCGTTCTGGAGCTCGTTGAATACGGTAGATTACAACCGAGTCTTCAAGTAATTCTTTTTGTTTGAATGAACGATAAACAGGACTTAGTACTGACTCACCAAAAGGAGCAGTATCTGACATATCGTCATTGAGTGTAAATCGAACGATTTGACGAGCTGGTACAACTTCTGAATAGTCTTGAGAACTACTCGTTGTTAAAGGAACACCATATGTGCCTCGTGCTTCGTTAATTTCGGAGCGAATCTGCCAACCAAGAATTTTGTGAATGTCTTCTCTATCAACAATCGCACCAATTACGTGTTTAGGATGAACAAACTCCCACGCTGACTTTCCATCTACCTTACGAAAGAAACAATCACCATATTTTGCTGTGATTCGAGCGATTTTAAAAAGTCTGGAATCCCATTTGTGAACACCAATCCAGTGTCGAAGAGCGGCCTTGACGGTGAGAACTTCAGTATCGGATATCATGTCGTCTTCGGCGACGACCTCCATAAGAATGCACTCATCAGTGTTTTCATCATTGCCTGTCATCTCTTCTGCAATGCAATCCATCGCTCTGGCAACATCCACGTCATTGTCCATGAGATCGTACTCACGATAACGAACGAGACGAGATCCAGATCCCTGAATTAAACGTTGATACCAAGAATAGTTGCCGTAGATACCAGCGTCAGTCATTGACTGACTATCTGTTACCCTAGTTGCCTCGGGTGAGGGTTGAACTATCTTATAAAAATCTGTGAACTTGGATTGTGCGGCCATTTATTGGTTTCCGATATCTGATGTCGTATTTATACAGCGGAGATGGGGGCATTCATTTTATTATTCTGTTAACTACTGAGGGATGCTTGTGCACTATCCTGTAAACTACTAATTCTCGATCTAGATTGTTCATTAGATGCCATTCCAAGTGTTGCCTCTGTTAATATTGCCAAATATTCTGTTTGTCTTTCTTGTTGTGTGAGAGATTTTACCGCAGCGACGGCTGTTGTTTCGGTTGGTGTTACTAGTGCATCAGTTGCATCAGCAGTTTTTTTACCCATTAAATGTTTGTAGTCTTCGTTCGGGTCGTAGTCATCTGTGAATAAATCTAGTAATGTTGTCGAGATTGTTCTTCCGCCCCAAAGTTTAGCGAAGTTATTAAGTGCTGTGCCAGCAAGATATCCACCACCGGCGGCAAGTCCAAGACCACCTGCCGCAGTTGCGGCACCAGCAACTCCACCACCACCAAGCGCTGCAAATCCAGTAGCACCAGCACTAATACCAGCACCAGCACCGGATAACAAACTACCAACACCCTTAGCTGCTCCGCCAAGCATTCCTTTAACACCACCTAGTCCACGCGCCCCAAAGAATGCTGCTGCTGCTGTACCGAGTCCCTGTAAAATACCACCACCTGCGACGTTGCTTACTACTCCCGCTAACGATTCTAATTTTTTCGTTAAATCATTAATGGCTTTTTCATATGGACCCATCTGTTCAACCATTCGTTTGAATTGTTCTTGGAACGCCTTAGGACCATCTTCCATTTTCAGTTGGACACCAATGTTGGTGAGACTATTATCAAAATCAGCTAATGAGAAGCCAGCTTTTTCTAATGCCGACATAATACCAATTTCTGTACCAGAACCACCCATCGTTGCACTAATTTCTGTTAGTCTATTACCCATTTGTGACATAAATTCTTGGCGGGCTGTTTTTTCTTGTGCGGTAGCACTTCGACCTTTAATAAAAGCACTCCTGACATCTTCGGACATTTTAACTCCGGCCATAGCTCCAAGTGCTTGCAATTTTGTCATTTCTTTAAAACGATCTCTCGGGCCTTTGCCAGCTAGATTTTCTAATGCTACAGCTGCTGCAATGGCTTGTTCCTGCATCATACCATTTGCACGGTTCGTAGCTATTTGATCGTTAATTGATTTTAATCGTTGTCGGCGTTGTCGTTCATCAAGACCGTTAAGTGTTCGACGGAATTCTTGATCGGTTACCAATTGTTTTTGCATAGACGCAAATTCATCGGAGGTCATTCCCATCGCTTCCTGAGCGAATACTAAACTATCAACTTGATCTTTAAAAGCGGCTTCCGTTGGTTTAATACCAGAGCGAACTAATGTTTGATATGATTCTAATTGGAATTTCAATGCTGCTGGACGATCTCCCGTTATATCAACAAGCTCGTTAATATTTTCACCAAGACGGGCGTATATTCCACCCATGTCTTTAGTTCCACCCATTGCAATAACAGCTGCCCTATTGGTTGCAACCAACTCATTCATAAGTTGGGGGTCGATACCTTCTAATTCACCACCAACAAATGCAGCACCGAACTGTTGGAACATTCCACCTGGTGTGCCAAATTTACGTTGAGATTGTATATCGGACATCATTTGACCGCTTGCTTGAATAACACCAACTGTTGCAAGTCCCGCAAGTATTTTTCCTACATGTTTGAGAGCGTCTCTTAGTTCAGG